AAGCGACAACATTTCGGGATGTTTAATAATTTAGAATTGGCGGCATTAGTTGCGGAAGAAGTCCGCAATAAATATCACGGCCAATTTGCAAGGAGTTAAAGATGAGCCATTTTGCAGAATTAGACAGCAACGGCGTGGTTCAGCGCGTCATCGTTGTAGGCAACAAGGACACCTCCGACGCTAACGGCGTGGAAAAGGAATCCATCGGCAAGGCGTTCTGTGAACGTTTGTTCGGCGGAAACTGGGTGCAAACCTCGTACAACGGAAACTTCCGTAAACGCTACGCTGGCATTGGCTACACCTATCGAGGCGACCTTGATGCGTTTGTCGCCCCGCAACCGTATCCGTCGTGGACGCTGGACGCTAACGCCGAATGGCAAGCACCTGTCCCGATGCCGACTGACGGCAAAATGTATGCGTGGGACGAAGCCACGCAAGCATGGATTGAAAGCGAAATGGGTGTCGCATGAGCTGCGTCTGGAAAGTAGATCGGATGCTGGTCAAGCCTGTTGAGGATGGCCGCCCCGACGTAGTGACCACGGTGTATTGGTCATGCACGGCCACCGAAGGCGGCAAGACCGCTAAACAGGCTGGCAACATGGGCTTTGAGGGCGCAGGGTCGCCGTTTACTCCCTACGCAAACCTAACGGAGGCGGAAGTCCTCGATTGGGTGTACGCACGCGGGCTGAACAAAGAGCAGACCGAAGCGACCGTTGCCTATGACCTTAACCAACTGCTCAACCCGCCTGTGGTAGAAAAACAACTACCGTGGGCATAACTGTTGTTTAATTGCAACGTACAATAGAATTTAGTACAGTTTAACCGTACTGGTGCGTTTCACCAGGGATTCTAAGGAATCACAATGTCCGACGAAAATGAAGTCGTAGCGGCTACGTCCGCGCCGGAACCGGAAGTCACGGCGACCCCGGAAACCGAAGTTGTTGCCGAAAAGGCACAGCCGGAAGAAACGTCTACTACCAAGACCTTTACCCAAGAGGAATTGGATGCGGCAGTAGGCAAAAGACTTGCACGGGAACGTCGCAAGTGGGAACGAGAGGTGGCTGCGAAGGCTAAGGGTTTGCCCGAAGCCACGGCTGACCTCCCGAGTAAAGACGAGAATCCCGACGCTTATGCTGAGGCTTTAGCCGAACGCAAGGCAGCGGAACTTCTCGCTAGACGGGAGGCTGAGCGCGAGCAGATGGCTCTTGTGGAGGCTTATCACGACCGCGAGGAGCAGGCTCGGGAAAAGTACGACGATTTTGAACAAGTCGTTTACAACCGAAACCTGCCCATTACGGATGTGATGGCACAGACGATTCAAGCATCCGATGTTGGCCCCGATGTAGCGTACTACCTTGGTTCCAACCCAAAGGAAGCAGATCGTATTTCCCGCTTAAGCCCTTTCCTGCAAGCCAAAGAGATCGGCAAAATCGAAGCCAAATTGGCTGACAATCCGCCGGTCAAAAAGTCAACTAGCGCGCCACCGCCGATTAAGCCTGTCACGGCCAAAAGCTCCGGCGCTCCGGTTGTCGACACCACCGACCCCCGCTCTGTTAAAGCCATGAGCACGTCGGAATGGATCGAAGCCGAGCGTCTGCGACAGATTAAAAAGTGGGAGGCGCAACGTAACCGCTAACCATTTTTGTAGGAGACTTAAGTGTCTAACTCACTGCTTACTATTGACATGATTACGCGCAAGGCGCTCGAAATCTTTGAGAACCAGCTCGTACTCACCCGTAACGTGAACCGTCAGTACGACGACAGCTTTGCTGTTGAAGGTGCCAAGATCGGTTCGACCCTCCGCATCCGTCTGCCGGATCGTGCCCTCGTGACCGATGGCGCGGCTTTGCAGGTGCAGGACGACAACGAACAGTACACGACCCTCACCGTTGCTTCGCAGAAGCACATTGGCGTGAACTTTACGTCTGCCGAACTCACGATGCAGTTGGACGACTTTGCCGAGCGCGTGCTCAAGCCGCGTGTCAGCCAGCTGGCCTCCAGCGTTGATGCCGACGTGGCGAACGCCTACAAGAGCATTTATCAGTCGGTTGGTACCCCCGGCGACACGCCGTCCACCGCGCTGGTTCTCTTGCAGGGCCACCAGAAGCTCAACGAGTCCGCTGCCCCGATGTCGCCGCGCTATGCAACGGTTAACCCCGCTGCCAACGCCGGCCTCGTGGACGGCCTCAAGGGCTTGTTCAACCCGCAAGCGACCATCAGCCGCCAGTTCAAGAACGGCATGATGGGCGAAGGCGTGTTGGGCTATGACGAGATCAATATGTCGCAGTCGATCGTTCAGCACACGAACGGCAACTGGGGCACGACGATCACCGTCGGCAGCACTGTGACGACCGAAGGTTCCTCAAGCCTTGCCATTGCCTTTACCGGTTCGAGCAAGACTTGGAACGTCGGTGACGTGTTCACCGTTTCTGGCGTGTACGCGGTCAACCCGCAGACCCGTCAGTCGACCGGCAGCCTCCAGCAGTTCACTGTGACTGCGGCGGCTTCGGGTTCGTCGACCGCCACCCTCACGGTGTCGCCGGCGATGTACACGTCTGCGAATGCCCTTGCCACGATCAACGCGTTCCCGCAGTCGGGTGCGACGGTGACGATGCTCGGCAACGCGGGCGGCGTGTACCCGCAGAACCTTGTGTACTACAAGGATGCGATCACGTTTGCCACGGCTGACCTCATCCTGCCGCAAGGCGTGGACATGGCTTCGCGCCAAGTTCACAACGGCATCTCGCTGCGTGTCGTGCGCCAGTACGACATCAACAACGACCGTATGCCGTGCCGTATCGACGTTCTGTATGGTTACAACACCATCCGTCCGTCTGGCGCTGTGCGTCTCTGGGGCTAAAGGAGTAACTGACCATGGCTTATCAAGTTGGTGATGGAAATTCCGGCGAAACGATGAATGTGGGCCGCGCTGGCGTCCCTGTTCAACTCGGCGGAACTGGTGGCACGATTGGTATGTTTGGCGCGACTCCGGTGTCGAAAGCAGCGGCGATTACTGCTGTGACGAACACCGCGTCGGGCACGGAGTTGGCGACCGCGATCAACGCGCTTCGCGTGGCTCTGCAAAACATCGGCATCACTGCCTAATGGAGAGGGGCGGGAGGGGAAACTCTCTCGCCCCGCTTTCCCATGCACATTTATCTGAAACACCCGAAGTACGGAACGAAAGTCGCCGTGATGGAAATGGAAGCGGTGGCAGATGAAGAAAGAGGATGGGAACGGTATGATCCCGATACGCCCTCGGACGACGAGCCTGCGGCTCCGGCTAATGCGCTGGAAGGGAAAAAGCGTCGGAAAACCCGTCAAATAGACGAGGATTAAACCGTCAATTGGACGGTAGGAGTAGGGCATGGCGATTACAACCGCAGGCGATCAGATTAACGGCGCACTGCGCCTTTTAGGCGTTTTGGCAGAAGGTGAAACGCCGACTGCGGCGATGTCGCAAGATGCGCTGACCGCGCTGAACCAAATGATTGACTCGTGGAATACCGAACGCCTGTCGGTGTTCTCCACGCAAGACCAAGTGTTTAGTTGGCCGCCGTATCTGCTCTCGCGCACGCTTGGGCCGTCCGGTGACTTTGTGGGCAACCGCCCCGTGTACTTTGACGACTCGACGTACTTCAAAGACCCGGCGTCGGGCATCAGTTACGGCATCAAGTTTATCAACCAACAGCAGTACGACGGCATTGCCGTCAAGACTGTGACTAGTACATATCCGCAGGTGATCTGGGTCAACATGACCTATCCCAACGTGGAGATGTACGTTTACCCCAAACCGACTAAGGTATTGGAATGGCACTTCGTGTCGGTTGAGGAACTATCCGCACCGGCTACGCTTGCCACCAATCTGACGTTCCCGCCAGGTTATCTGCGAGCGTTTAAGTACGCTCTGGCGTGCGAGATTGCACCGGAGTTTGGCGTTGAGCCGTCGCCGCAAGTGCAGCGCATTGCGATGACTAGCAAGCGCACGCTCAAGCGCGTCAACAATCCCGAAGACATCATGTCGCTGCCGTACAGCATCGTTGGGACTCGTCAAAGATACAACATCTTTGCTGGTAACTACTGATGAAGAGTCCGATTCTCGGGTCTGCATACGTTGCTCGGTCGATCAACGAGGCCGACAATCGGATGGTAAACCTTATGCCGGAAATTACGCCGGATGGCGGCAAAGAAGCCGCGTATCTGATGCGTGCGCCGGGATTGCGATTATTGGCAAGCGTTGGCACTGGCCCCATTCGAGGGCTGTGGACGTACAACGGGCAAGCCTATGTGGTGTCGGGCAACTTCCTGTACGCGCTCAACGACAATTACGTTGCCACCAAAATTGGCACGATTGAAGGTACGGGGCCGGTATCCATAGCCGATAACGGCACGCAGATGTTTATTGCGGCTGACCCGTTCGGTTATATCTACGATCAAAAAAGTAACACGGTGTCTCCTATAGGAGACATCGACTTTCCCGGCTCCAAGATGGTCGGGTTCCTCGATGG